GGTTGTATTATTTATAGCTGCAAAAACTTTTGCCTCCTTTTTTATCTCTTCATCAATTTCAATAAACGTTTTTACCCTCATAAACCCTCCAAATTATTATAGTTATAATAAGCAAATATATATTATAAAGTCAATACCTTTTCAAAAATAAAATTAAAAATCTTGAACAAATATTTTTTCGTGTTCAGTGTTTGTTCAGTGTTTGTTCAGTGTTTGTTCATACATATAATAATAATAATTTTATATAATATATATAATTATATTATAATAAAGGAGAAAGTGAACAAATATTAAAAAAATATACCTATATAGGGGGTATGTAAAAAATGGTAAATTTACCTGAATTTTTATTTTTCTGTAAAGGGGGCTATTAAATTCTGTTCAAGCTGTTCACTCGATGTTTTTTTTGATTTAACTGTATATACCATAAACAATTACGAGTGAACAAAAAAGTGAACAAACAGTGAACACCCTTGTTCACTCGAATTTTGTTGATTTTTTTATGGTTTATGATATATAATTTTTTTATGCTTACAGAAAAAATGAAAATGTTTTGCCGGGAATATGTTAAAGATTTTAATGCATCGGAAGCGGCAATAAGGGCCGGATATAGTAAAAAAACGGCCAGAAATATTGGATCTGAAAACTTAACAAAACCTGACATACAAAATTATATTGAAAAACTTAAAACAAAGCTCATAAATGACAAGAATAAAATTATATTTGAAAATATTCAGTTTTGGGAAGAGATAAGGAAAAATAAAAAATCAAAAGATTCTGATAGAATTCGAGCCTCTGAAAATTTAGGTAAATATGCAAATATGTTTATAGAGAGAATCGCCATCGAATCAATAGAAATCGGAAAACCTCCCTCTTTGGACGACGCAGAATTCCCGGATGAAGATTGATTTCTCGACCCTTCCATTATGGGTCAATAAATCGTTTTATCCGCTTTGGTTTGACAGAAACAGATTTATTGTCAAAAAAGGCGGCGCTGGTTCAGGAAAATCTGTTGACTCTTTCCGGTGTGCTGCTTATCGGATGACCGCCGAGCCTGGTCATAATTATCTCATAGTCAGAAAATCGGCGAAATCAAACGGAACCTCAACCTATCCTCTCATGAAATCTTGTCTTTCAGATTGGAAACTCTGGCCGTTATATGACGAGATGAAAACGACCATGACATTGACAAATAAATACAATGGCAATCAAATGAAATTTCTCGGGTTGGATGATGTTGAAAAAATAAAATCCATCACATTTGAAAACGGTCCGTTGACTGATATTATTATCGAGGAAGCGACAGAAATTACAGAACAAGATTTTAATCAACTCAATCTTCGTCTTCGTGGCCGGGCCAGACAGCCGTTTCAAATGACCATGATGTTTAATCCGGTCTCGGATACACACTGGATGAAATCCAGGTTTTTTGATAACCCTGGGGAAAAGAGAAAAAAAATCACGATACACGAATCAACATATCATGACAATCGATTTATTGACGAGGATTACAAAGAGGAACTTGAGGCTTTGAAATTTGAGGATCGCGTTTATTATGAAATTTACGCTTTGGGAAATTGGGGGTCCGTCGGAAATCTGGTTTTCAGAAATATTGAATATGCTCCGTGTCCGTACAGACCGGAAGATTTTGACGAAATCCTGTGCGGTATGGATTTCGGATTTAATCACTATCATGCTATCGAGTTGATCGGTCTGAAAGATGGAGTCAAATATTCTTTCAACGAACTCTATGTCAGAAAAATGACGAATGATCAGATTATTGAAGAAAACGAACGAATGGAGGTTCTTTCCCGATATCAACGATGTATAGCAGATTCAGCTGAACCGAAATCAATTCTTGACTGGAATAATGCCGGGTATAATGTTGCCGGCGCAAAAAAGGGTCCGGATTCTGTCCGGCAGCATATTAACTGGCTCAACCGGGGAAAATGGATTATTGACCCGGAACGATGTCCGGGGCTGACTTCCGAAACGAAATCGTACAAATGGAAAGAGGATAAAGACGGAAATGTTTTGGACGAACCGGTGAAATTCAAAGACGATGCGATCGCGGCGTCACGGTATGCAATCGAAGAAAAAACGGAATATCATATCTCAATTCTGGATGTGATTTAATTGATTGACGGAAAGAGAAAAAAAATATAGTATGTGGAATAAATGAGTAGACACCGCCATCCACGCCAGAAAACAAACAGCACAGTACAAAATAGACATGTGACAAACAGCCTGACGGAGCTTGCCGGGCAGTTGGCATTTATAAACGGTGTAACCGGCGGATCCACGCTTTCTTCCTACGGAACCGCCGCATATTCCAATAATTATGCGCTTCTCACTCTTAATCGTATAATTCTCACATATATGTACACCGGGAATGGTCTGTTTCAAACGGCCATTCAACAGCCGATTCTTGACGCCATCGGAAAAGGTATTGAAATTGACTGCCCTGAAATATCCTCTGCAGACGTCGACGATGTTCTGGAAAAATGGGAGGATTTCGATCTCTGGACCACAATTCTTGATACGTGGACATGGGTCCGGCTTTTTGGCGGAGGCGCGGTTCTTATCAACAGTAATCAGGACCCGGAACAACCGATTGATTTTGATAAATTCCATCGCCAACCGCTTGAATTCTATGATCTGGACCGATGGCAACTTGATGTCAATTTGTCATACATTAACGATAATGACGCATTTCAAAAAAATCCAGATCCGGACGCCCTGTTTTATGTTTACGGAAATCCTATTCACAATTCACGTTTTTTGATGGGCCGGGGGAAACGCGCCCCTCATTATGTTCGGCAACAGCTTCGCGGATGGGGAATGTCCGAAGGGGAACGGATGATCCGGGATTTGAATTTATATCTCAAAACCCAAGACGTCACTTACGAATTGCTCGATGAGGCAAAGGTTGATATTTATAAAATTAACGGGCTGGCTCAGAAAATGATGACGACTGGGGGGACCACGGCTATAACAACCCGTATTCAGACGGCAAATCAGATTAAGAATTATGTCAAGGCTCTTGTCCTGGACGCACAGGAAGAATACGAATCGAAATCAATGACATTCGGGGGTCTGGCCGAGGTCATGCAGGAAAACCGGATCGGTATCGCGGCGGCCCTCCGCATTCCTGAAAATAAACTTTTTGGCCAGTCGGCAACCGGATTCGCGTCCGGACAAGACACGCTCGAAGTTTATAACGCAATGGTCGAGGCCGAAGTCAGAAAACCGCTTAATCCGATTGTTCGTAATCTTCTCAAAGTCATGTTTTCTTATGCCCTTGGCTATGTTCCCTCTTTTTCTTTTTCCTGGCCTTCGCTTCGGGAGTTAACGCCGGAGGTCGAACAGCAAGTTAAAGACGCGGAAGCTAATCGCCTTTTTAATTTTTATGATCGTGGCCTTATCGACTCCCGCGAAATTATGCAACAGTCTGAAAAGTCATCATTGATTGAGATTGAAACAAAAGCCGGGAAAGGATTGTTACCTCCCCAACCAGAAGCTCCGGAAAAACCGGACGATATGGGTTCTGGGATGATGTCAAATAAGGCTGAATTTGACGAATCGAAACACCCGAGGGATGAAGACGGAAAATTCGGAACTGGAGGGGGAGGATCTTCAAAAACAGAAAAGACGGAAAAAGAAAAAGGCGCCAGCGAAGTAGATCAAAAATATAAAGATTTTAAAGATAAAAAATTGATCGGAGGTCAAAGATTAAAAGAGCTCGGCGCGGACCGGATGACAGAAGACACGGATTATCTGATTTATGATCCCGCAAATCCTGAACTGTTTATCCATGGCGACGGAATTGATTATATTAACGCCGCCGCTCATCCGTTTTACAAGGAATTATGGGAATTGGACCAAAAAACGGAAGAGTCTTCGCTCCGATCGATGTTTGAATTATCAGCATGGACATTTATTAACCATTGCGAAAACGGGTTCTGGGATAAAGCCGACACGAAAGAATACGACATTAAATTTCTTGCTCGAAAAATGAATGGAAATGTCAATTTTGATATCACGAAAAAGTATGTTTCTCTCGGAGCAATCAAAGAGGTTGAAAAAATTGTTGATAGTGTTCGCGGGATTAAAAACAGCCGCAAACTCAGGAATACAATTTATACTCTGAAGAATTTTAAAGTCTTCAGAAAAAGAAAAAATTCAGTCGATCCAGGTTTTCATGTCGATGTTGAAAAAGAGACCGAAAAGAATAAGAATTATCGAAAAGTAATTTATACCGGTCCGCATGCTCAGCTTGTTTTGATGTCGCTGAACCCAGGGGAAGAAATCGGAAGGGAAACTCATTCGAACCTTGATCAGTTTATTCGGTTTGAAGGTGGAACCGGTACCGCCATAATTTCAGGAAAAAAATATTCCGTGAAAGATGGAGATGCTGTTGTCATTCCCGCCGGATCTGAACATAACATTATCGCAAAAACCGAATTAAAATTGTACGCGGTTTACACAGAAAAAGAGCATCCGGATAAATTGATAGAAAAAGAAAAAAAATGACAATCCTGCATGAATCCGACTGGAAGCCGGTAGAGGCCAATTTAACAGAATTTTTTCTGAAATATTATTTCCAACCTCTATTTGATATTCTTAAAAAACCGATTTATAATTCTTTCTGTAATTCCAATTCGGAAGTATTAAAAGCCATAAGATCCGGGAAAATCCGATATTCCCAAGGGACATTTTCTGGAGAATTTAACGCCAAGATTTCAAAAGAACTGTCAAAATATTCAACGTTTGACCGCCCTTCAAAAACATGGAAAGGAATTCCGCCGGCGGAAGTTTCCGCCGCCGCAGTGGTAGCAAATGACAAAATGATCCGTGTTTCCCGCGAAATGCTGTCTCAGATTTCCGTTATGTCCGATATTGTCAGAAAAGAAATTGAAAAATTTCAGCCGCAAATTGCCAGAACTATAAATAGAATTAGCGACCGTATAGAATCAGATGTCAGAAATATTACTGTTCTTCCTGAAATTACCCTCGGACTCCGCGAAAAACTATACCGGGATTATACGCATAATATGCGATTAAATATTGTCAATGAATTTAGCGAAGGACCACGGAAAGGAAACTGGAATGAGGAACAGGTTTCCAGACTCCGGGAAATGGTTGAAAGAAATATTTTAAGAGGATCAAACCGAAAGGAACTGGAATCGGCAATTATGGCAGAGTTTGACACAAGCCGAAGAAAAGCCCGCTTTCTGGCCCGACAGGAAACTCACATTCTTATGGCTGATTTGAGGGATTCCAGGTATTCCGATGCCGGAATAGAAATTTATCAATGGATCAATTCAAAGGATATCCGTGTCGTCGGAAACCCCGCTGGAAAATATCCGCGTCCCACCGAAGGACACGGGAATCACTGGTTTATGGGCGGAAAGTTTTGTAAATTGTCAGATCCCACAGTTTACGCCGATACTCTGGAAGATGCCAAGGCTGGAAACTGGAAAAGTAAACTTGCGGTCGGGGCCGGATCAGAACACCCTGGAAAAGAATATCTTTGCCGATGCAGGATGAAACCGGTTATTGTATAGTTTTATGAATCCAAAGATGAAAATATTATTTCTTCATCCACAATCCTTTTTAATAATTTTTGGAAAATTTCAAGTTTTTCTTTATGAAAATCAGCACTAAGATTGAATTTTATTTTCAATGATTTATAATCATACAATAAATTATTATAACAAAAAATCAAAAGTTCTTTTTCTTCAAAAGATAAAACTCTCTCCGCTTTCTCTCCGGCCCTGAATCCAGCAAGAAAACTTTTACAGATGTTATTGCCGCTGCCCTCATGTTCTGCAAAGTTATTCTCTTCTTCGTTACAGGCGATACGTTTATCATAATTCCTAAACGCCTTAAATTCTTTCTCAAACATTTAATCCTCCCTTTATTGTTTAGTTTTATTTATCATTTGTGATAATGAACACCCCTAAAATTTCCATTTTATCCATATCAAATTTATCATTCATCTTTCCATCCTTCTTTCCCACATTTCTTGAGCCAAGTCAATCCGGTGTTCCTCGTCCGGGAATTCTTCATTTTCCAGTTCTTTCAGAGTTTTCAGATCAGGAAACAGACGCCGTTTCCGCCTCAATTCCAGACATTCCAAAGTAAAATTATTTTGGTTCATAATTCCTCTTTAAAAATACCGGATATTTTCCAGTATTTTTTCAACCTCTCTGGCCGCACCGACACTAACGTATTTTCTGGTTATATCAAAATTGACATTCCCCCCCATCTTGCGGGCCAGGAATTTAATATCAAATTCCTTCTCGTCCGCTCTTTCCCAGAACCCGTTTTCACAATGATTAACAAAAGTAAAGGCGCAAAGCTCAAAAAGAGCGCGGAGGGAAATATCTTCGGAATCGGCATCAAGGTTCCAAACTTCGGTATAAAACGGATGGGCCGCGGCATTGACAATATCCATTCCCGGTTTCCGGATAAACAATTCCGGATTTTCAGGATCATAAATTAGATAATCAATATCGTCCGTGTATCGACTGGACCCCAGTTCTCGTAATTTTTGACCGCCGATTAGTTTTATAAATCCGACTGACGAATTATATTTATTGATTAAAATATTTAAAGCCTCAGTTTTTTCTGAGTTATTCATGAATCCCTCTCCAAAATTCTGACAGCGTGACGAATTATTTTTCTTTGGAATTTCAATCTTTCGGCATCGGTATAGGCGGCGGAATAAGTGGCTATATACGAAAGAAGGGCAATTTCGGAATATTGCTTTTCTGTCATAAGATGAGTAAAAAGCCATCTGGCCCAGTCTGGCCGATAATCATTTATTTTAAGCAGGATATTTTCCAGATTCGACATTCCTTTACAGTTTTCCAGTCCCCATTTCAAGCCATCTTGACGCGGCCTGAGTTTTTCAATTTCTTCTTTTGTGATTTTCA